TCGTCAACGACTTGCAGGACAAGAAGTTCGCTTGGGGGCGGTGATGCGCCTAGCTGAGTGGTCACATAACCTAGATGATTTAATCGACAGTCTGCGCGACAAGCCGTTTGCGTGGGGTGAAAATGATTGCCTCAACTTCGCCAACAAAGCGCATCTCGCCATGACAGGCAAACTATTGGCATCAGATTGGTCCGGTGATTACACGACAGCGTTTGGCGCAAAGCGGCATTATTTAAGTCTGCTAAAAACACAGGGCTTCACGGATATACAAACTGCCATAGATAAAAGGCTGCTGCGGCTACAGGTTAAGCTGCCACCGCGCGGTTCGTTAGTCGGCAGGGCATCAGACAATCAGGTGACTGGCCTGATGCTTGGTGTGTGCGTTGGTGAAACCATAGCGTTTATTTCTGACGCAGGTGTGGTATTCTTACCAGCACAAGCTGGCGATATTTTCTGGGCGATTTGATATGTGGCGTTTCTTAATTCCTATGGTGCTAATTCCCACGGTGGTTGCGGCTGACCCTGTTACGGCTGCCATATCAGCACTAAGCACACTTGCCACCGCTTCCGCGATAGCAGGAACGCTGGCGTGGAGTTGGACGTTATTTGCCACGACTGTTGCGCTGTCATATGCGTCAAAGGCGTTAGCCCCAGACGCGAGCGACTTTGATGCAAATTCAACTGGTTATGACGTTGCTGGATTATCGCCAGCGGCTGACCACGCTGTTATCTACGGTAAGACAAAGGTCGGTGGTCCGATTATCTACAAAGAGACAACCGATAATAACAAATATTTGCATATCTTGGTCGCTTTGGCTGGTCATGAGATTGAGAATGTGGAAGAAGTTTATCTGAACGATGAGCGTCTATCATTTGGCAGCGCGACTAATTACGACCCGTCAGCGTATTATCTGCAAAGCTCATCCAAGCCTGACAAGTATGACGGCAAGGTTCGTGTGCAGCAGTTCAGGGGTTCAGATACGCAATCAGCCTCAAGCTCTTTGGCGGGCGCATCTGCTGGCCTATGGACAACAGACCATAGGCTGCAAGGTGTTGCGTATATATATGTTCGGCTAGAGTTTGACCGAGAGACTTTCCCACAAGGCGAACCTCAAATATCGGCTGTGGTTAAGGGTAAAAAGGTCTACAACCCGAACACCTCATCGACAGCGTGGTCAGCTAATGCTGCGCTTTGCTTGCGAGACTATTTAACTTCTGGCTATGGCATCAACGCCGATAGTGATGAGGTTGACGATACCTCGTTTATCACCGCAATGAACGTCTGCGACGAGGATGTGGCGTTGGCTGCGGGAGGCACGGAAAAACGCTACGAAGTAAACGGCTCGTTCACAACGGGAACGCAGCCCGATAAAATCATCGACACAATAACAAAATCAATGGCTGGGTCTATGTGGTATGCACAAGGCAAGTTCCGCGTGAAGGCCGGGGCATACACAACGCCAGTCTACACCTTCGATGAAGGTGACTTGCGCGGCAACTTGCAAATTCAAACTCGCCGCAGCCGACAAGAAAACTTCAACATTGTAAACGGCAAGTTTAAGGGCGAAGAAACCAACTGGATAAATACTGATTACCCAGAGGTGCGCCTTAGTGCGTCCACAATCACAGACATTGATAACGGTGACGAAATTAAGACCAGTCTTAACCTGCCATACACATCAACCAGCACAATGGCACAACGTGTGGCAAAGGTTTTACTGGGACGAAACCGCGAACAGATTGTGGTGAACGCTAAGATGGGTCTTCGCGCGATGCAGGTTCAAGTTGGTGATGTTATTAAGCTAACTAATACTCGCGCTGGGTGGACAGAGAAAACATTTGAGGTATTGGCTTGGCAGTTCGCACCGACAGGCGACACGATGCTTGAGGTTAATTTGACGCTAGGTGAAACCAGCGCGGCTGTCTACGATTGGGACGCTGATGAAACAGCCTTTGAAACAAACAACACGCAACTAGCCGATGCGTTTGTTTCTCCGCCTGTTGGTGTAAATGTTACCACAGAGGCTCGTGTCATCAATGAGGCGGTGTTCACCGTCTTAACTGTCGACATCACATCAAGCGCGCCGGAGCGCGTTGATTTTGTTGAGGTGGAATATAAAAAGTCATCTGACACAGAATATACGCAAATCGGCGTTGGTGAATTGGGTTTGTTCGAGGTGGTTGATGTCGAGAACACGAACTACGACATCCGCGCAAGGTCGGTAAACACATTTGGTATCCGAGGCGAATATGAGTTTATTCAGGGCTTCACCGTGAACGCTTTTATTGACCCGCCAGAGAACGTAACAGATTTCAACGCAACTGTCGGCGGCGCGTTGATGAACTTGGAATGGGAGGCTGTGTCCGACCTTGACCTTAGTTTCTACCGCATCAGACACTCGGTAGAAGAAAGCGGCGCAAGCTGGGCAAACGCAACGACAGCAGTTTATAAGGTTGCGCGTCCGGCTAACAGCGTGACCGTCCCTGCTCGGTCCGGCACTTATACCATCCGCGCTTACGATAAACTTGGCATCAACAGCACAGCATATACAAGCGTGGTCGTGCCAGCAGTTGACCTAGAGGATTTCAGTAACACTAACAGTCAGTCTGAACACACAGGCTTCTCTGGTAGCAAGACAAACCTGTCGGTCACATCGAGCAATCTACGCCTCACAAGCACCACAGGAGCATCAGAGAGCAGCCCCGCGACAGGCACTTACGACTTTAGCAACTACATAGACACTGGCTCTGTGCGGCGCGTCAGGTCGCGTATAGACGCATCTGTAGTGAGGTTTAATTCTGGTGCTGGCCTGTGGGATGACATTGCTGGCAACTGGGACACTTGGTCTGGCTTGTGGGATAGTTGGTCTGACCCGCAGTTTGCAGACCATAACGTCTTGTTCTATATTTCTACAACAAACGACAACCCGGCATCGTCACCAACGTGGTCTGATTACAAGCTGTTCAAGGCTGGCGACTTTAGTGGCAGAGCGTTTCGTTTTCGTGTAGTATTGGTGTCAGAGGCCGAAAACATTTCGCCCAGCATTGACGAGTTAACCGCCGTGGTGGAGTATAACTAATGGCAACGCATGATTATGTAATTGACAACCAAGCGAGTGCAAACGCGCGCGCCGACATTAACAATGTTTTACAGGCTATCCTGACGAACAATAGCGGTTCGTCCGCGCCTTCAACCACAGCGGCGAATATGCTTTGGTATGATACGTCAAACAATGAGTTAAAAATGAGGGACGAGGCCGATTCAGGATGGATAATAATTGCCTACCTTGACCAAACTAATGACCGTATGCAGGTTCGCAGCGATGTCATCCAAGCGGCAAGTGCTGGCGGTATTGATGTCAAAAACAGCAGCGGCACGACCATCATTGACCTGAACATCGCATCTCAAGCAACCGCAGAGGCGGGAACAAACACAACGCAGTTAATGTCGCCAGAGCGCACAAAACAAGCGATTACTGAAAACGCTCAGACCTTTGGCTGGAAAGATGTTGGCACATACGCGCTCGGTTATTTTAACGGCGGCACATTGACGACAACTGAGGGTGACACTGTGGCCGGAACAATTCTTTATCCCCTCAACTTCTATGGCAACCAAGACCTGTCACTTGGCAGCGAGGGTGTGCTTGGTGCTTACAGTGCAATTTATCGCTCTAACCCCGCGTTTGGCAGCGGCACTTGGCGCAGAATGGGGCCAAATTCAGGAAACGCCAGCACAGCAGGCCGCGTTGCTTTATATTTAAGGATTTCGTGATGCACATTCAGCCGAAATATCGAAACGCTAAATATGTTGACGAAGGCGAGACAATCGTTGAGTGCGAAATCGAGCATCCTCGTTATGGGTGGATACCCTACGGCTGTCACCCTGATGATGGAGACCAGACGATTGACAACGATTATTTGTTCGCCCAATTCTCAGCAAAGGGCGATGTCGCAGCTTATATCGCGCCAACGCAGTCTGAGTTAGACGAGGCTGCCGCTGCTAATGTGAGACAAGTCAGAGCCGACAAGTTGCTGGCAGAGGTTGACCCACTGGCCGGAAACAGCTTGCGGTGGGCTGACTTAACCGGCGAACAACAACAAGATGTTGTTGATTATCGGCAGTCTCTTTTAGATGTGACTGAACAAGGCGGGTTTCCGCACAACATTGAATGGCCCATAAAACCTGACTGGATGTAAAAATGGCAGACAAGCGAATATCAGAACTTACCTCTATCGTTGGTAGCGATACGGCAGCCACAGACATTTTTGTCGTGGTTGACCAAAGCACAGGTCAAACCAAGAAAATTACTCGCGCTGAACTGAACAACGCCATTGAGCAAGATGTCCTCGACAGTATCGACATCAGCACTATCGACGGGGATTTCAGTGTCTCTGGAAATATGGCAATTACCGGAACGGTTGATGGTCGGGATATTTCCACTGATGGCACAAAGCTGGATGGTATTGAGGCAAGTGCAACGGCTGACCAGACGGATGCCGAAATCAAAACTGCCTATGAGAACAACAGCAACACAAACGCTTTCACCGACGCCGACCACTCTAAGCTTGATGGGATTGAGGCCGGGGCAACCGCCGACCAGACAGCGGCACAGATTAAAACAGCTTACGAAAGCAATGCAGACACAAACGAGTTTTCTGACGCCGAACAATCAAAGCTGGCTGGTATTGAGGCGGGTGCTACGGGCGACCAAACTGACGCTGAAATAAAAACAGCCTATGAAAACAACAGCAACACAAACGCCTTCACCGATGCAGACCACACAAAACTTGATGGCATCGAAAGTGGTGCAACAGCCGACCAAACAGCAGCACAAATAAAATCGGCCTATGAGAGCAACGCCGACACCAATGAGTTCTCCGATGCGGAACAATCAAAGCTGTCCGGCATCGAGGCCAATGCAACGGCAGACCAGACTGACGCAGAGATTGCCAGCGCATTGACGGGTCAGACAATTACAAACCTGACTGAATTATCTACAACCGGACAAGTCACCATCGGCGGCAACTTGACGGTCAACGGAACGACCACGACGTTAAACAGCGCAAATCTTGATGTCGATGACATCAACATTACAGTCGCATCGGGCGCGGCTGACGCTGCCGCAGCGGACGGTGCTGGCCTGACGGTTGATGGTGCGAGTGCAACCTTTACCTATGCGAACACTGGCGACAAGTGGACAATGAACAAGCCGCTTGACGTTACCGGAAACATAACTTTGAGCGGTTCGGTTGATGGTCGCGACGTTGCTGCTGACGGCACAAAGCTGGACGGTATCGAAAGCGGTGCAACAGCTGACCAAACGGCAGCACAAATTAAGACAGCTTACGAAAGCAATGCTGACACCAATGAGTTCTCAGACGCCGAGCAAAGCAAACTGGCAGGCATTGAAGCTGGTGCAACGGCAGACCAAACAGCCGCTCAAATAAAAACTGCATATGAAAGCAACTCAGACACAAACGAGTTCTCAGACGCAGAACAAACAAAACTGGCTGGCATTGAGACATCTGCGACGGCAGACCAAACTCCGGCAGAGATTAAGTCTGCATATGAAAGCAACGCAGACACAAATGAATTCTCAGACGCAGAGCAATCAAAGCTGGCTAGTATTGAGGCAAACGCCACAGCCGACCAAACAGCGGCACAAATCAAGACAGCTTATGAAAGCAATGCTGACACAAACGAGTTCTCGGACGCAGAGCAGACTAAGCTGTCTGGCATTGAGGCTTCTGCCGATGTGACCGACACTGGCAACGTCGGTGCGGCACTGACAGCATTCACCACTGGCACGGATGCCATCAGCACAGACCTTGTTCCGTATTACGATGTTAGCTCCGGAACGTGGGAAAAAGGCACAATATCAAACGTGGCCTTGATTGGGCCAACAGGCCCAACGGGTTCGACTGGGCCAACTGGGCCACAAGGCGCGACCGGCCCAACCGGCCCGACAGGTGCGGACAGCACTGTCGCTGGCCCTACAGGCCCGACCGGCACGACAGGCCCAACAGGCCCCACAGGCCCCACAGGGCCAACTGGCGCGGACAGCACAGTCGCCGGCCCCACAGGGCCAACAGGTTCAACAGGGCCAACAGGCCCGACCGGCCCCACAGGCGATGGATTTACTGGCGGGTCATATAGCGCACCGACAGGTGTGGTTACATTTACGTCTGACGACGGTCTCGGTTTTGTTACGGGCGATTTGCGCGGAGCGACCGGCCCCACCGGCCCTAGCGGCCCAACAGGCTCAACCGGCCCAACGGGGCCGACCGGCCCTGCGGGTGCTGACGGTTCGGACGGCTCAACCGGCCCAACAGGTCCAACTGGCCCTGCTGGCCCGACTGGTCCTGCGGGTGCAGATGGAGATGACGGTGCGACTGGCCCTGCTGGCCCTGCTGGCTCAACTGGTCCTGCTGGGCCGACTGGTCCTGCTGGCTCGACTGGCCCTGCTGGCTCGACTGGCCCTGCTGGCTCAACTGGTCCTGCTGGCTCAACTGGTCCTGCTGGGCCGACTGGTCCTGCTGGGCCTACAGGTCCAACAGGCCCAACAGGTCCGACAGGGCCAAGTCGCGCTTCCTACGAGTATGCTGGCTACAAAGACTGGAACAACACCAACAGTCAGACAACCCTAGCCAGCACTGGATTGAGCACGATAAGAGGCTTTAACGTGTGCGTAGGCATCGACAGCACGACAACTATGCACATTGCGACGATGGACGGTGATGGTGGTCGGCGCAGGGCTATCTATTGCAATAACACCACGATTTATTATCGTCAAAATAACGCTGGTCACACCACTCTGACCGCATCCATATCGAGCCTCGATGGTTCGGAATATACAAGAATTTTAGCGTGGGATTAAGGGCAAATGACATATCAATTTAGAAACGCAATAAAGGACAGACTTGGAGATTTTGAGGCTGAAGTCTATCGAGATGACATTAGCGCGTGGGTAAACCTCACGGTTTCACCAAATGCAAGACATACTCATTTTGATGTTCCTGCCTTTTGGCAGCAGATTGAGGACAGCGGTGATTTTGAAGTGATGCCGCCTAAAACAGCAGAAGAAATCGCCGCCAATTATGAAGGCCATAACCGCACAGAGCGCGAGTATATTTTCCGAATATTCGTTGACCCTATTGTTATGAACCCGTTGCGATGGGAAGGGCTATCACAGAATGATAAGGATGCGCTCACGACCTATCGGCAGGAATTGCTAGACATAACGGCGCAAGAAGGTTGGCCGACCAGCGTGGCTTGGCCTACCGTTCCGACAATTTTACAAGCCCAATATGAGGCCGAATATGGCGAAGACGGAGACCCGTCATAATGTCGCTCAATAGGCAGTCTTGGCAGTTTTGGAAACAGGGTGTCGGAGATGACTTTATTGAGACTGTCGAGAAGTCCGCTAAGAACATTTTGCCGATGCCCGCAACAACATTTGGCGGCGAGCAAACAAACCAAAACAGAAGAAGCGAGATAAAGTGGCTTTCAAACAATCGAGACCTCAGACTTGCTCTTTCTGCGTATATTCAAGAGGCAAACAAAGCCTTTGACATTGACGTGACTTCTCAATGCGAAATTCAATATACCGAATACGGGGCAGGCGGGGATTTTTACGCATTGCACCACGACATTGATTGGAATTCAAATCATTCCTATGACCGCAAGATAAGCATGAGCATTTTGCTGTCAGACCCGAAAGACTTTGACGGCGGCGAGCTGACGTTCAGCGAAATCACGAATGAGGGCATTGATTGGCAAAAAGGCTCAGTTCTTTGTTTTCCGTCTTACTTGCAGCACTCAGTTTCGCCAGTCACACGCGGCACAAGAAAATCGCTTGTCGCGTGGTTTTCTGGCCCTCGGTGGCGATAACCTCTGGAAAGCATGGCCGGCCGGTGCTAACATGGTGAAGTCTGACAAGGAGACACGCCATGGAAACCCTGATTTCGTATCTGACAGCAATTATCTCAGCGGCCAGCATTATCGCCGCCGTTACGCCGACACCCAAAGACGACAGCATCGTCGCCAAGATTTATCGTTTGGTTGATTTGCTTGCCGTCAATATTGGCAAAGCCAAAGAGAAATAAAATGTCAACGCAAGTGCAACTCGAAGCGCATGAGCGCGAGTGCAAGGTGTTCCGTCGAATGGTTGACGACAAATTGAACACGCTTGACCGGCGCATGTGGCGCATTGAGGCACTTGCCTTTATGGCTGTTATTGGCTTGTTTACGCTTGGCGGCATAATCCTGCAAAAGCTGTGATGTGTCATGTGGCGCGCCGGCATTGTTCTGTTGCTGTGTTTGACAACAGCACACGCTCAAAATGAGCAGACCGGCGACCTAAACACGAGCAACATGAATTCGACTGTCTCGAGCAATAACCCGTCGACCTCAACAACAAACAACTATAATGGCGCAGGCGCGGCCTCTAATGTCACGCCACCACCGACCGCTGTGGCGCCTAGCACGCCGTCAGGCGGCTCTGAGAGCTGTCTTGTGGGCCTCTCAGGGGGCATTCAGCTCAACCTATTAGGCGTGTCGCTAGGTGGTTATCGACAGGACATAAACTGCGAACGTCGCAGAGACGCCAAAGCGCTGAAAGAGCAGGGCATGACCATTGCTGCGGTGGCAAGGCTTTGTCAGTCGCTTGCCGTGTGGGAGGCCATGCTGTCGTCAAGCACGCCTTGCCCCATCTCGGTCGGCGGTAAATTAGTGGTCGGCAGAGCCGCAACTTTGCTGATGCGCCGCGACCCCGAAGTTTTTATTCCAAACTATCTGGAGCGAAAAGATTTTTATGATATGATTTTACGGATAGGAGTGACGGATGACACTGATGAAGAAAAT